CAACTGTTACAATACACAAAGTGGTAGCGGTAGCCCATCTATGGTGGGTCGTCAATGTAATTGCCGTAAGGTGATACACGAATACAACTGCAAGCCACCGCTAGTATTCCATGGTGAGTCCAAGAGTGGGCTCTATATGGGGCTAGAGTTGGAGACACAGATTCAAGGTGGCAAGATAAGCGAGGCTGCCGAATATACTACAGAAGCACTAATCAAGAATCATGTAGGTATCATTAAGCATGATGCCAGCATAGGTCGTGACGGATATGACGGGTTCGAGATTGTGACACAACCACATACTCACTTGCATTATCGTGAGAATAGTGCTACACTATGGGATACTATCAACACGCTACGCCTAGACTATGGTGCTAGGTCATGGGATACTAAGTCCTGTGGCATACATATCCATGTCTCTCGCGCTGGCTTCTCTAGTGGTGCGCACATGCACCGCTTCATATCATTCGTGTATTCCAATGCGGAATATATGATGAAGTTCGGTGGGCGCAAGTCCGACTATGCTAGGTTCAATGATGTCTATACCTTTAATCAGTATGACCAACCAGTCAAGTCGTTCAAGCACAAGCTGGCAGACCCACGCCGTAGCAATACAGAGAGATATTCTGCGGTCAATACGCAGAATCAACACACGCTAGAACTTAGGTTCTTTCGTGGCACTATGAATGTCAGCACTATTCTATCGGCACTTGACTTAGCGCAAGCCATGGTAGAATACACTAGAGACCTAAGACTTGACGAGGTCAAGTTAGGTGCGCTAGACTGGACATGGTTCGTTGATTATGTACGAGATAACAACGGACTATATCCCGACCTATACTCCCGAATCTATAAGGTATCGGGCGTAGATATAACCAACCCAACACTAGAGAATGCATGAGGTGATGTATGTGTATCCTTGTAGTGTGTGAGCCTAACAGCACACCCACTAAGACAGACCTACACAATGGTGCGTGTAGTAATCCACACGGTTATGGCTTTGCCATTATCGCTGGAGATACTATCATATCAGAGCGTAGTATGTCTGCTAAAAAATCTATTGCACGATTCTTGGAATTGCGTAAGCAATATCCTAACGGCTACGCCATGTGGCACGCACGATACGCCACGCATGGTGTTAAGAACGAGGCTAACTGCCACCCCTTCAAGGTTGGCGATTCAGACTTGACATACCTAGCACACAATGGTATACTAGATGTAACGATTGAGAAGTCAGACAAGCGTAGCGACACAAGAGTATTCGCAGAGGATACCTTGCCACTTATGGGTGGCGTGTCGGTACTTGACAATGACACAGTATGGACTATGGTTAGCAAGTGGGCTAGTGGTAGCAAGATATGTATCCTAACCTTAGACCCTAGTGCCAAGCACCAAATCTACCTAGTCAATGAGAACTTAGGTACATGGGACAATACTGGTATATGGTGGAGTAATCAGTCGCATAAGCGCACCACATATACCACTCCCTTTACAGTATGGCAAGCACCAGCAAGGGACTTAGACAAGGCAGAGCAACTAGCCTATGACTATGCACTCAAGCACTACTATCAAGATGAAGGGGAAGAAGTCTTAGACATCTGCCCTAACTGCGAGACACTAGTAGATATGCATGAGAATCCATACTACTGTAACATGTGTGAGATATGCTTCGACTGTGATACCAGTATCATGGACTGCCTATGCTACACACCCGATAGGAACTGGTCAAGCAAGAAGGACTATGACCTATTCAGCTCACTATAATTCCACATGGATAGTCTATGTGGGGTAACACCAACTAACGAGAGGCAATACAATCATGTCAGCAACAGCAATTCAGAATATCGCAGATGAAATTTCTGCACTCGCAAGCGAGGTAGCATACCTTGCTATGTCAGTAGACACATCATCAGATTACCCAACACGGGGTACTATTGTGAAGGCTCTGCCTACACAGAATCGTTACAAGGCTAAGTCAATGTGGGTATCATTGGGCGACGGTACATACAAGCACCTGACTGGTAGCAAGGGTCTCATCACAACCCATGCTCGCCTTGACGGGTATGTCTCGACTGTATTCGAGGCGTAACCAACTGACCTGAGCATGTCATCAAACTGCTCACCATTATTACTAACGAAAGGATATACTATGGCACGCAAGCCTACACCAGCAGAAATTAGGGAGACAAACCCTAACATGACTAAGCGTTGTGACTCATGTCACATAGTCATGTACGCTAATGCAGACTTCGGAACTTTTGAGAATGCACTAACGCTTACTGCTTCAGGAGGATACGGTGAGTATGTAGATTCAGCAGTAGGTTTTAACCCTGCCGAGTTAGAGTTTACTCTATGCCATAAGTGTGGACATAAGTTAATGACTAAGTTCTTTTCTAGCTGGGACTTTGGTAACTGGCACTCACGCACAAGCGATAAGTATTGCGACGGCTGGAAGCCAACACGCCACAGCCTTGAAGATATTATATTTAATCAACGAGAGGATACATAATGACAGAACGCATTGTACTATGGCAGGCTACAATCTATGATAAAGATGTAGCCAACATGAGTGAAGATAAGATTAAAGAATTCAGATTAGAACTAATCAAGGCAGTAACGGAAGTCTGCTGGAACTATGGGGTGCATAACTAATGTCTAAGTATGTAGTCATCTGCCAAGTCGACGAGTGCGAGGCAGAGAACCTTGACTGGGAAGATAACAACGGAACTTACTGGTTCACATGCTCAACATGTGGATACGACAACGAGGTGGTGCATTCACCATGGAAATGAGTAACATGCAAGGTATATGTACGACACATGAGAACCCTGACCTATGGTTCGAGGACTCGGGCGACCTATTCGAGAGACGAAAGGGTAGCAAGAATCCACTAATCAAGTTTGCAATACGCAAGGCTAACATGATTAAAGCCATAGAACTGTGTAACAAATGTCCGATTCGTACCAATTGTCTGAATGAGGGACTCAAAGATGAGAACCTAGACTATGGCATATGGGGTGGATTGCTACCTGGCGAACGCATAGTCATGGTTGATAAGATTGTTGGTGCAACCGACAGAAAGTATCGCGTAGTGACAGCGCTGAACATTAGGAGTTCAATGAAATGAAATCAATATTCTTCTTGCTATTCGTAATGGTTAGCATATTCCTGTTCACCCCTCCATCAGAAGCACCAACAAAAACAAACACGGTGACATTAACATGGAGTAAGGCAGACAGCAAAGCATATGCAAGAGACCAGTTATCCGCATGGCAGGAAGAACAATGGTCATGCCTTAGTAATCTGTGGGGCAAGGAATCCGCATGGAATCCTAAAGCTTACAATAGCGTCAGAGTTATGGGGAAGAACGCTGGCGGTATACCACAGTTACTAGGGCTTGACCCTGACACACCTGCACCACGACAAATTGAGCGAGGACTAGACTATATCTACTATAGATACGACACGCCATGTAATGCGTGGGCATTCTTCAAGAAGAATAACTATCACTAATGATAACCAAAGATAAGAAGGTTATGTGTGACTCATGTCACAAGGAGATAAAGGGTGAGGCGAATACAATCACTAACCATGGAAGAGGTTGGGCTCAGTACGCAAAGAAGTTCAATCATTTCCACCCCACACCATATGATTGCGCTAACGCAATTGAAGTAGTAAAGATATACATGAGTAGAGGCATGAACAAACGAGAGGACGACTAATGGCTAAACATATTACAGAGATGAAGCCTGATTACACTCAGGCTATGGACATACGCGGTAAGCCAACTGCTGTGTGCCCATGTGGGTGTGAGATATGGAATCTCAAGTGCAAGTTCGACGACGACGGTGAGATTGACATGTACTTCCTAGACATGGAATGTGCCGAGTGTGGTACACTAGCTACTGCACCTACACCTGTAGACTCAGAGCCTGCCAAAGATATGTCAGCATGCACAAGGTGCGAAGGCATGTATGAGACAGAAACACGAACTAGTAAAGAAGCGCGAGTGGGATATTCGTGTTACTGAAATGCTTGAGGCTGACCCTTGGAGATATTCAGAACCACCACCACCACCATTCACTGGTAACATCAACATGCAAGAGCGACGAGACACGGGACAGGGGCCATACTAATGCCCAACTATGAGTACCGATGTGACGATTGCAATACATCAGAGGAACACTATCGCAAGATAGAAGAGAGGGATGAATGTCCTTCTTGTCAATACTGCTTACGAATAACGCGCAGAATAATTAATCCAACGCCAGTTAAGTTCAATGCAACTGGCTTCTATTCAACAGGAGGATAGCATGGCAATGCAAGACTTGACAGCAGAAGAAGTAACTGCTATCGTTAGAAAGTATGTACTAAATTGGGAAGACTATGAGACTGAAGATGACTGCATCGCAGACAACATGGAGATTCTATTTGAACACCTATGGGAAGATGAAGCTGACGAAGAACCACTTGAAGAGTACGAGTTTGATGAAGAACTGATAGATGAGTAGGGTATTACTCAACTATTTCAGCGGTATCTTCGCTGTCACTCTCGCTGTAAGCGCCGTCATCTTGGCTTACAATTTCATTTGGTTCATCAGTTACATTATCTGGAGTATCTCGGTCTAGCCAAGGCTTCATACCACCCATTAACCTAACAAGTTTGCGTATTACTCTCGTTGTACGCATGCGAGTAGCGTCAGGGCTAACGAGCTCAAGCTCTTTGGCAATGTCCGCATACTCCATAGACTCTGCATATCGTAAGAAGAGTAACTGTTTATCTTCAGTGCTTAACTTATGGTATGCGGAGTCTACCTCTATCATCATAGCCTGTAGATTACCGCCCTCACTAGGGGCACTAGGCCTTCCTGGCCTACCAAGATTAAGTTTGTGGGTTACACCCCACTCAGCACGCAACACAGCAGGAAGCAACGCTTCCACTACTACTGGGTCATAGTAATATAAATCAGATGCATCATAGCCAAGTACCTTGGCCTTCTGATACTGGCAGTAATCAAGTGCGTAGTTACGAAGGCTACGATAGATTAGATTCTTCGCATCCTTACCACCCATTTCATTCCACTCAGTGAACTTATTTATATGGGCAGGGAACCACTCGTATAGTGTCTGACGTATGTCGTCAAGCTCAAGCATCTTAAACTTTCTATGATACTCACTAGCTACATGGGTTACTGCATATTCCCAGGGTTCAATTAGCTTCCAGTCCATCATCAACTTTCTCATTCTTATACTTGCGACTCATGGTTAGTAAATCTTCTACTGTAATTAGGTAGCCCTTGCTCTTATTAGGTGGTATCTCACATGAGATTTCTCTGCCCAATTCAAGCACGCCCTTCTTAAGGATATGCGTTGGTACAATGACAACCGTTTGTTCTAGTACGAACGCCCAGTATGCAGCCTCAGTAACCATTAAGCCTGAAGGCTCCCATGATTTAGACTTCATGAACCAGCACTCAACCTCAATGTAAAGGTTGTTAGTAATCCACCATTTCCTGTCGCGCTTTACTTCGACGGTCTTGCCACCAGTAAGCAGTTCTTCTACTAGTTTCTCACCCTTACGGCCATAGCCGAAGTCCAAATCGAATGAAGACTTGTTAGTCATTAGGCCACTTTCCTCTTAGTACTAGCAACCCGATGATTGCATAGTTTGCCATGTCCTTGAAAGAATCCTCAAGGCTTTCATGCTGTGGGTCTCTGTTATTATCTACTAGGTTATTGATGCGTGCAAACTTATCCCACATGCGCACACGCAGGCCATTGACTGGCCCACCTGGGCTACGCGAGATGTTGGTTGGACCATAATCATTGTGCTTAGTAAGCAATAAGCTTTCCAGTTCTTGGAAGGTAGAGGCTACGTCGCATGCAAAATCCGAATCTCTAGTACCAACTGCTGGTTCTCCATGCGTACTTGCGTCACCGTAAAACCTTGATTCGCCAGGTGTTGGGTAATCTGCCATATTAATTCACTCTCCACCTTCGAGTAGTTGTTTGAGTTCGTCATCTATTTCCGCCATACTGGAACCTACAATCATATCTTCGATGACTTCAACAACTGTCGATGGTTCCATCTCAACAGTAAAGAGTGTCATGTACGTGTCTTGTGCTACATCTTTAATCTTCTCGGGTTCATCAGCGTAACGATAGAAGCAACGCAACAACGAACCAATCATCAGGCGATAGCCATTAGGTAGGATAAGTGCTGGGTCGAACTCTTCATCTTCCTCAAGCAGGTGGTCAGTTGCTTCGAATACATTCTCGAACTGCTCACCACATTCAGGACATGGTTTAATCGGCTTCATTAGTTAGCCCTGCTTTCTCTCGGATATAGTCCGCACCAAACTTGACGTAGATAGAATTGACATCTTCGCCGTCTGGCATGGAGACGATAGTAACTGGAAGTTCTCGGGCAAGCCCTGCTGCAAATTCTTTTCCAGGCTGGTCGCCATCAGCGAATACAAATACTCTTTCAAAATCTGCGAGCAATCTTGTGTAGTGTTTCTTCCATGAGTTCGAACCTGGAACTCCAACACAAGGGATACCGACGCATCTACTGAGCGTGATTGTATCAAGCTCTCCTTCACATACGCCAATCCAATCACCTGCCCTTTCAATATCTAGTACGTTGTACATCTTGGTGTCACTACCAGTCATGCCCATATACTTAGGCTCAACTGCTGGATTCAAACTTCTAAATCTAATATCAACTACGCCAGTCTTAGTCACATAAGGTATAGCTAAGCGTCCGAGGTATGCTTCGTGCCCTGTCTCAGGCTCCGCGACTACGCCTAATCGAGCCAGCCGTGCTACCTCTATTGGAATACCCCTGCTTGCTAGGTAATCTTCGGCCTGATAAATGCTTTCCTGGTACTTGCGTGTTGCTTGTCCCAGCAAATCCTTCTGCGATTCTAGCTGCCTCACGTATGTCAACTCCCTCCTGTATAGCTACGATTTGTAAACTATTCCCTTGTACTCCACATGCAAAACATATAAAGATATTCTTATCTAGATTAACCGTACCTGACTGATGACTATCACCGTGGAACGGACACCTCAGGTTAGCTTGACCATGGTCACGACGTAGCGTTGCACCGTAGTGCTCAAGCACAGCCTTGATTGAAGGCAAGTCACTCACCAAAGACATCTCCTAATCTTATTACTAAATACGAATCTGCTATTGACTTCCCTCGCGCCTTGATAACAACCGCTGGAAGAATGGCTTCTCTCGATAGGCCCCTTGCTTCCGCGTAATTGCTTGCTTCGACTTGTGCTTCTTTCGTCCAACCGCTGAGGTCGATGGCGTTGCCTGCTCCTGGTGCTTTGCATTCAAGGATGCCAATGGTTCCTCCAATGAAATCTTTGCGGACAACAACATCTCCCTCATCTTTGCTACCTCTCCTTGCAAGGCGCTCAGCGTCGTATCCAAGTCCTCTAAAGTATTTCGTGATGTCTGTTTCATATGTTGCTCCTCTAGCCTTATGGCTTTTTCTAGTTGTCATGCGTTCTCTGGAATATCATCTATAAACATATACTCAGGGTTGAATGCAACCCAAGTCATTAGTCCACCGCCTGCGTCGGCACGACCATATCTGTTCTTGACAGGCGCAACTCCCATACTTGTCCCGACAACTCCAAGCGTACAGATGAGTGCGGGTAATTGCGCAACCTTTCCTTGGATAGCACTTCTAGGTTGGCATGGAGAGCCTTGGATAGCCTCCGATGTGTGATGTAAGACAACAACTGCTGCATTGGTCGCTCTAGCAAGGTATTTCAACTCCTTCATAATCGCACGCATAGATGCGAACTCTTCACCACCATCGGTGGCTACGTCCATTAGGTTATCTACTACTATAAGAACTGGAGGACAACCCCATAGTTCTTCAAATGCTTGTACTTCTTCATCGATATCTTGTAACGATGGTGCTGATTCAAATGACCATACAATGTGTGAACCTCGGGCAAGTGTTGCCTTAGTCCAGCCATGGTCAGTGTTCATTAAAGATTCTACATCGCCTTGCGACTTACCTGAAATCATAGATGCTAGGCGCATAGCCATAGTGTGTGCGTTGGTATCTGCCGAGATGTAAAGAGTTGGAACTCTCATCTTCAAAGCTAATGCTAGTGCTAGGGTTGACTTACCTACACCTGGTGCTGCTGCAAACATCGAAACTTCAGAGCGCCGTATGATAATCTTGTTTGACTCAAACGCTTTGAAGCAACTAGGGAGCGGTTCTCCACCGATACTGGCACGGCCAACGCTTCTGACAAGTGTACGCATGGTTCATTCCCTTCTGTAAGGATAGAACGTAGCCACCATTGCGGTGTGTAACGATGGCTACGCTCAATCATATCTTAGTTAACTGGCTTGCATTGGTCAGGCGTGCCTTGTGGTGTCGGACATGCCCAGAAAGCGTAAGGCTTCCCACTTGTCTTGCTCACTCCCTGTCGGAAGATTCGTGCCCCGTGAATGCAGGTCGGACTTGCTGTCCCTGCTGGCGTTACCGCTGACGGTGGTGCTCCAACGGATGCTGCTGCCTGCTGGATTGGAGCGGAGAATTGCGAGGGCGTTGTGCCTGCTGTTGAACCAGTGGTCCCCAAAGGGGCTGCGTTGTATGCACCAACAATCAATCGCTGTACTGATGCAACCTGTGGTGAGTAATCTCCTACACCTTCAAGCAATACGCTTAGTTCGTCGGCCGTATTGGCACGAACGTTAATCATATCCCCCGCTGGTGTCTTATAGGAGACTTGTAGTTTCCAGTCTTCGTTCATCTGTTATCCTATCTTAGTTGAGAACTGACAATGTGCGGTCAGTCCACACTTGTATTGGCAATTGTTTGTGTTCGGCAAGAAGATACCTGCCTTACGTGCTTTGTCAAACCCTGATACTAAGTACTCCAGCTTATCCTCTGTGTACTGTTCAAGGCTGACCAACGGTGACACGCCGTGTTGGCGTGACATGAAGTATGTTCCCCACTTGA